TTTAAATCAATAAAAGAAATCATGGACTTCGATAAGAAATGCCATGAGATTCTTAGAAACTGGTATATTGATGGTAGAATCTATTATCATAAGGTAATTGATGTCAAGAAGCCAGAAGAAGGAATCAAAGAAGTTAGATATATTGACCCACTAAAAATTAAGTTAGTAAGAAAATTAAAGTCAGACCCTACATTGAAAGGTGCCATAGCACAGATCAATGCAAGAACACCAACAGATATAGAGACTCCAGAAATAGAAGAGTATTATCAATATGATCCTAGTGCAACTCAAAGTAAAAATGCTTTAGGTGCTATCGGTCAAACTCCCTTTTCAACTAAACAAAGACCAGTAAAGATTGCTCCAGATGCCATTACATTCTGTCACTCTGGTTTAGTAGATAGAAATAAACAAACTATACTTTCATACTTACATAAGTCAATTAAGGCACTCAATCAACTGAGAATGATTGAAGATAGTCTTGTTATTTACAGACTATCAAGAGCGCCAGAACGTAGAATATTCTACATTGATGTAGGTAATCTACCAAAAATCAAAGCGGAACAATACCTCAAAGAGGTGATGAACCGTTATAGAAACAAACTAGTATACGACGCATCAACAGGAGAAATTAGAGATGACCGAAAACACATGTCCATGCTCGAAGATTTCTGGCTCCCCCGACGTGAAGGTGGAAGAGGTACTGAGATCACTACGTTGCCAGGTGGACAAAATCTTGGAGAACTTAGCGACATCGAGTACTTCCAAAAGAAACTATACCGTTCGTTAGGAGTTCCAGAATCTCGTATTGCTGGATCTGGTGATGGATTCAACTTAGGTAGATCATCTGAAATACTAAGAGATGAAATCAAGTTCACCAAGTTTGTTGGCAGAATGAGAAAGAGATTTGCTCATTTATTCAACGATATGTTGAAGACTCAGCTTATTCTCAAAAATATTGTTACACCAGAGGACTGGGAAACATTATCAGATCATATACAATATGATTTTGTATACGATAATCACTTCGCAGAACTCAAGGAAACAGAACTTATCAATGAAAGATTGGGAGTAGTCGCTGCTGTAGATCCTTACATTGGTAAATATTTCTCTCTAGAATACGTTCGCAGACATATTCTAAAACAGAAAGATGAAGAGATCGATGAAATCAACAAACAGATGAAACAAGAAATTGAAGATGGACTAGTGGTTGATCCAATCGAAGCACAACAACTTTCAATGGGTGTTCACCCAGAGCAAATGCCAGGCGGGGCAATGAATCCTGATCCTATGGGCATGGATGCACCCACAGAACCTGGCATAGATGGTAGTGCCACAGAGGCGCCAGAAATGCCAGAAGGCGGAGAAATATAAATATTAAGTAATCCTATTCTATATTAACTTTTATGGATAATGATTTAATTGACATGATTGCAGCTAATGATTCTCAAGCTGATGTGCATGATAAGATCAAAGAGATCCTTTATGCCAAGTCACAGGAGAACATAAATGCTGTAACACCAGCTGTCACTGCTGACATGTTTGGTGGGCCTAACCCCTATCTCAATGATGAGGGAGAGGTAACGGATGAGCCAGCTGATGGCACACCTAGTTCTGTTGAGGATACAGCAGAAGTTGAAGAACCTGTCGCTGAGGCAGAGCCTGTAGATGATGAAGTAGAAGAAGAACAACCTGAGGCTTAACTAATGAAACTCATCACGGAAGAGATCGAAACCGCCAAGGTTCTTGTCGAAGAAAAAAACGGCAAGAAGAATATGTTTATTGAGGGTATCTTTTTACAAGGAAACCTTAAGAACAGAAATGGACGTTTTTATCCTGTAGAAACTCTTGAAAAAGAGGTCAACAGATACAACGAAGCGTTTGTTGGCAAAGGTCGTGCTCTTGGTGAGTTAGGACACCCAGAAGGGCCAACGGTTAATCTTGACAGAGTATCTCACAAAATTGTAGATCTTCATAAAGAAGGAACTAATTTTGTAGGTAAAGCACAACTCCTCAATACACCTATGGGTACTATTGCACAGTCATTATTAGATGACGGTGTAACTCTTGGAGTATCATCAAGAGGAATGGGAAGTTTGAAGGACACTAGCGAAGGTTATAAAGTCGTTGGTGAAGACTTCATGCTTGCAACTGCAGCTGATATAGTTGCAGATCCTTCTGCCCCTGACGCTTTTGTCAATGGCATCATGGAGGGAGTTGATTGGATCTGGGAAGCTGGAATCTTAAAGGCAAAACAATCCGCAGTACAAGTTGTAGAAGAAAAAACTATGACTCACCCTGCACTTGCTGTTGCTGAACCTGAGAAGGTAGTAGAGGCCGCAATTGAGAAGACCCAAAAAACTATAAATAAATTTGTTGATCAAGGACAACTTGACGAGAAGAAGTTAGAAATCTTTCAAAACTTCTTATCAAATCTTTGATTTAATAAATAAACATAGATTATTCGATATCTAATACGTTTAATAGACGGAGAGTTCAAAATGTCTCGTGGAGATTTACAAGAAATGGAAGTAAAGACACAGCAATCCAATACAGCTGTTAACAGTGGAGCTGCAAAGGGTGATCCTATGCCAACCACACCAAATTACGTTCCTGATGGTCAAGGTGCTATTGAAGATCTTGGTGGCCCTACACCTGAGAACTCAAAGCCTGATGACAACAGTAACATGCTTAAGACGCCAACAGCGACAATTAAGCAAGTTAAAGATGTGATAACAAAGAACGCTGGAAAAGCTGATCCTATGCCTACTGCACCAAAATATGCCGAAGAGGCAGAAGTCGATGAGACTCAAGAGGTTGTTGCCGAAGAGCCCGTTAAAGAGGGTGAAGAGGTAGTAGCTGAAGAGGAGAAAGTCGATCTAAACGCAGCCATCGAAGAAGATGTTAATGCACTTCTTTCTGGTGAAGATCTCTCTGAGGAATTCAAAGAGAAGGCTAAGACAATCTTTGAAGCATCTATCAATGCTAAAATCACTGATATCGAAAATCAACTAAACGAAGAGTATACTAAGAAACTCACAGAAGAAGTTGAAACCATTAAGGTTGAACTTACTGAGAGAACTGATGCATACTTAGAGTACGTTGCCGACGAATGGATGAAAGAGAATGCTCTCGCAGTCGAGAAAGGAATTAAGACTGAGATGACAGAATCATTCATGGAAGGCATGAAAAAGCTTTTTGAAGAACATTATGTAACCCTACCTGAAGATAAATATGATGTCCTAGAAAATATGGTGGACAAACTTGATGAAATGGAAAGTAAGCTCAACGAGCAGATAGAGAAAAACGTTGCACTAAATCAAAGACTTAGTGAATCAACTGCTGAATCTGTCTTTAACAATGTTGCAGAAGGACTTGCAGTATCCCAAAAGGAAAAACTACAGTCTCTTGCAGAAGGTGTTGAGTTTGAAAGTGAAGAATCCTATCGTGGAAAAATCGAAACTCTGAAAGAATCTTATTTCGGACAGAAGAAGACAACTACCACAACGTCCGCTCCTCAAGAACTAAAAGAAGAAGCAGCACACGTTGAGCCAGCTACTGGTGCAATGGCCGCTTATCTTGATGCACTTGGACGTATGAAATAGGAACTCGTTAATTTTTAACTAAACACAACCCAAGACGATGCAACAAAACATCAATTATCAACAACTCACTGAGAAGTGGGCTCCCCTTCTAGATCACGAAGGGTCAGATCCAATCAAGGACGCACACAGACGTAATGTTACTGCTGTACTTCTTGAGAACCAAGAGCAAATGCTCAGAGAAGAGAATGCTTTCCAGTCATTGACTGAAGCATCACCAACTAACTCTGCTGGAACAGGTGGATTTAGTGGTTCATCTGCACCAGGCGGACCAGTTGCTGGTTTCGACCCAGTTCTAATCTCATTGATTAGACGTGCAATGCCAAACTTGGTCGCATATGACCTTGCTGGTGTACAACCAATGAGTGGTCCTACAGGACTTATCTTCGCAATGAGATCCAGATTCACTAATCAGAGTGGAACTGAAGCTCTATTCGATGAACCAGATTCAGCATTCTCTGGACAGAACCAAGAGAATGGTCTTACAGATGGATTTACATCTGTTACAACTGGTTTAGGAACAACTGCTCAGTCAGGAACTAACCCAGGCGCTCTTAACCCTTCAACAAACGCAACTCAAGTTGCTTATGATGTTGGTCAGGGTATGAGAACTGATGACTCTGAAGATCTCGGAGAATCAGGAAAGACTTTCAACGAAATGGCTTTCTCAATCGAGAAAGTTACTGTGACTGCAAAGTCAAGAGCTCTAAAGGCACAGTATAGTTTGGAACTCGCTCAAGACCTTAAGGCAATCCACGGATTGAACGCTGAGGCTGAGTTAGCAAACATTCTATCAACTGAAATTCTTGCTGAAATCAACAGAGAAGTTATTAGAACTATCTACAAAACTGCTGAGACAGGTGCTCAGGTCAATACAGCAACTGCTGGTACATTTGACTTAGACACTGACTCAAACGGAAGATGGTCAGTTGAAAAATTCAAGGGACTATTATTCCAGATTGAAAGAGATGCAAACGCTATTGCACAAAGAACTCGTCGTGGAAAGGGTAACATCATCCTTTGCTCTGCTGACGTTGCTTCTGCACTAACAATGGCTGGTGTTCTAGATTACACCCCTGCACTTAATGCTAACTTAAACGTAGATGACACAGGTAATACATTTGCTGGTGTTATCAACGGTAAGTACAGAGTGTACATCGACCCATTCGCTGCAAACAGTGCTGCAACTCAGTACTATGTTGTAGGATACAAAGGTACATCACCTTACGATGCTGGATTATTCTATTGTCCTTACGTTCCCCTACAGATGTTAAGAAGCATCGACCCATCTACCTTCCAACCAAAAATTGGTTTCAAGACTAGATACGGTATGGTTGCTAACCCATTTGTACTTAACGGAAGCACTCCTGATGCTGAAGCTCTTACACACGGTAAGAACCAGTACTACAGAAGAGTTAGAGTTGCTAACTTAACATAGTCCAAAAATTGGTAATGCGTGTTACCAAAATATGGAAAATCCCCCAACATTGTTAGGGGACACACACAGGGATCCTACGGGATCCCTTTTTTTATGCTTAAATAGTATTGTAGGTATACAGAAAAAACATGAACGGTAGACTCGATAAAGTCGCCATGACCAATAGGCTCATGCAACTCAAAAGAGAACTGCATTACAAATGTGAAATTGGTGAAAAGGGCAATAGGTATTGTGTAGGTGCTAACGAGTATCTAAACAAGACCCTAGATGTTCTAGATGAATATTGGCAGTGATCCAATTCTTTGTTATAATAAAATTACTAAATTACAATCATGGTCTTATCTCAGTACGGTAGAGATTTAATCTCTAAAAAACCAAAACAAAAACCTCCAACTAAAAATTCTTTTACAACCAAGAAGCAAACTATGGTTAGTAAAGAAGAAGTTAGTGAGATGATAGATTTTGCTATCAACCAACATAATAGAAACGCTGGTCAGATTAGCATGGTTCTTGGATTTGCATTCATGGCACTGTTCGCCGATGGTCTGTTTAGAACTCTAGGACTGATACCTCCTTTTATGGGTATTGATGTAAGCATTGTAAAAGACGTAGTAGACGCAATAAAAGAACAAGTACTAACTCAACTATAAATAATAGGTAGTCGAGATATTAACATGCCTTTAGGCGGAGCAGATTGGTACAAAGAACAACCAACCAATAG